AAGATGCGTGTATGAGTTGCCATCCAAGTTACGCAATGCTTCCCAGTCACGCTTTAAATCAAATTGATTAAAATAACGCGGGCCAAGCTGCATCAGATTGTAAGCCGCGCAATTTTTCGGTTCATTGTATTCGGCATCATAAAGATGCAGCGGCAGGCTAGCCAGCGTATTGGATAACCTACTAACCACGCCGAAAATCGTTTCATACATCTCCGGCTGTGAATTAAACCAGTCGGAAAAGGATGCAAGCTCCGAAAGGCTGACGGTTGTCCGATTTCCAAAGACCACTTGATTAAAAAATTGCCCCATTCTACTGAAAAAGCCTCGTTTTTTCTGCTTTTTTGCCACCATTTTCACCTTCTCAGTAAGTCTTTTACGCTGTAATATTTTAATTTTGGCTTAATATTGACATTCACAAGCTCCGGCAAAGCCACCGCATGGGCGTCTAATGCCGCCGCGAAGCCGTCAATTTTGCGATTTTTGGAGCTTTTTTTCGGCATAAAGTTATCATTGCGGTCTTTAATCAGCTGCACGTTGGACAGATACCACCGGAAAATGCGGCTATTGTTAAAAATGACCTTGCCATCTAGCATGGCCTCTTTCAAATTTTGCATTGGGCCGCCTAGCGTGATAAAGCCTTGGATAACTTTCTCTGTTTCAAATCCCGCATTCGCCATTTCATCATTCAGAAACAAAGCCTTTGCCTTGTCATAGCCGACTTTTAAAATTCGGTAATGCTTGCCCTGCTCGACGAACCAAGCCAGCACGTCTTTATATTCGACGTGGTCAACCCCGCTGATCGCCAGGTCTCCATCGTCAATCCATTGCTGCAACTTCTCTTTTTTCGGATCCCGGTCAAAGCGTTTCTGCGGAATCCAGGAATGAATCAAGAAAAATAAGCTACCGTCTGGCAAGGGAAATTCCAATGCCGCGCTTGTAAAATCTTCCGTCTCCGACAAGTCATATCCACCAAAACAACTAAGCCCTTCGAGTTCTTCGAGGGGCTTCACCTTGTTATTTTTTATAATCGTTGGTACGTCGAGGAACGACATTTCCGAAGTATCGCTGAACAGGTTAAATTGTTTCGTGATCCACTTGACGCGTTCGGAACTATTCTGCCGGTCTTTCTGCCAATCGGTCACAAGTTCCGGAATTTTCATCAGGAAGAAGTTTGGATTTGCCTTGATCCAAAGCTCAGGGCTATCGGCTTCGACTTCTTTATCCTGCTTGGCCATGAAGTAAAAGGTTCTGTCGTCCTCTGAGAGCCCTGCTAAGACGCGTTTGCCAGTTTCATAGTAATCCATAAGCGGGCCATCTAAAACAACACCAGCGGTCGTTATATAGATTATGAGCGGCTGCTTGCGTGTCCCTCGGCTCTGCTTCATCAAGCTGATTAAATCGTAATCCTTATACTCATGCAGTTCATCAAAGATGACGCCATGCGCGTTCTCACCGTCTTTGTCGTGCTTCTCGGCAGACATGGCAACCATGGTGCAATTTTTTTCCGGATACTTAATCGCATATTGCATGGGTTTAAATCGCTGCATGAGATAGGGTGAGGCTTCAATCATCGCCTTCGTTTCTTCAAACAGCTTGCCTGCTTGTTTCTTCGAGTTCGCCAGCGCGTATATATCAGCGCCATTTTCATCGTCGAAGCCAAGGAGATAGGCCGAGCAGCCCGACGACATCGTTGTCTTACCGTTCTTCCGACCCATAAACAAAAGCCCCTCGCGAAAGCGACGGACTCCGGTATCTTTATGCACCCAACCGAATAGTGACCCTAAAGTAAAATGCTGCCAGGGCTGCAAGACGACTTGCTTATAATCGCCTTTTGATGGCTTACATTTTTTTTCGATAAATCGAATGGGCCGCCACGCTTTTTCTTCGTCAAATATCCACGGGAAATCATCCGTCCCCTGCTTTCCAAGGTCACTCATATGGCGTTTAGCCGCTAAAATGACTTCTTCGGAAGCAGGCATTGAGCCGTCAATCACACGTTCAGCGTACCAAGTGGTAAGCAATGCCGGATAAGGCTCTTTCAGGTATCCACCCCATCCAGCATATTCTGCTTTCAAGGCTTCAAACCACTCGGATATTTCCGTATAATTCATCTCGATGACGGGCTTAGAAGTCTTCATCCTCGTCACCCGGCTTCTTATCTGCATTCCTTATCGCTAACTTTGCCCGTGCGGCAGGCGACAAGCCTAAGTCAGTCGCAAACGTCCGCATCTGAGCCGCTGCCTGATTCATCTTCGAGATAAACGGGTTTGGTTTCTTTTCATCCTTGCCTTGCACCCAGTATCCTTTTTTCAACTGCTTGTTATAGCAGATATATTTATCGTAAGCGTCGCAGTAAAGTGCCAGGTGATTGATATCCGCTTCCGTCATAATTTCAACTTCAACCAGAAGAGCGGTCAGCCGATCAAATTCTGCCTGTGCCGTTTTTGACAGCCAAGTTGGTGCGTGGATATTATCCGCCCGAATTATCATTTTCTCTTCGGCTTCAATTCGGCTATTCATTTCTTTTTTTGTCTTGTGAGCGGCGTTTCCATCAATCGCAAACAGTCGCGCAGATTTCGCTGGCATCGGCATTTCAGCCACCTCCTGGATAAAATTTGAAATTTGATGAAAAACGAGAAAATCACACGGGTGCCCCTGTCACACCGTTCTCCCATATCTAAAAAATGATTTTAAAAGGCAGGGGGGCTATCACCACATCGGCCTGTTCTGTTCGAATACAACAATTCCTTTTGCTTTTTCTTTTGCAATCCGCTTTCGCTTTGCGGCAAAGTAACTGTTCACTGCTTTTTCCCATTTCTCCGGATGCTCTTTGTCATGGCAACTCATACAAATGGATTCGAGATTATTCTCGTCAAAGAACTTTCGGATGTTGTCTCTCGCATGCTCCTTGTGGTGCACCGTGTTGGCTGCCGTCATCCTGCCTTCTCGAAGGCAAACCTGACAGAGATAATGGTCACGAATCAACACGCTAAGTCTTGCTCGCTTCCAAGGTGTCGTATGATACAGCCGATCAACGTCATCGCGCTGAGTTGTCATCGCTTGATCAGCTGCATTCGAAATACAATATCCCCGTGGTCATCAAGCACCGGCTTGATCCGTGCAATAGTATGCCGATCATAAACATCGTGCGCTTCAAAATATTTACCAACAGGCAGACGAACCGATTCAATGGCCGGCCTTAATGGCTCATCGGGATGTTTAGATACTAACTCACTAGTATCTGATACAGTAAACTCAGGTTCCTCATGCGATAGATCAATACCAACTCGACTCTTGCTCAGTTCTTTCAATTCCCGCGCTGTAGCTCTTGCCTCACGCTGTATGGCTTTCAATCCTTTAAGAGCCTCGCTACAGTCTATATTAAGGCTCATTGTGAGCTTGCTTTTGCTTTCTTCCCCATTCAACCATTGCTCGGCTTGTTCACAGGTTTCAATAGTACTTGGGACATTAGAAACATCAGCATTACTTCCAAATGCTTTAACAAATATAATCTCGGGTTGTCCACTTGATTGGTCTGCATACAACGCCTGCCACTTTGTATTAACCTCGCCCCTGTTATCATTCGTGTGCCAAAGCATCTTAAAATCAATCAGCCAGCAATTTCTTTCAAACGATCCATGACCATCTTTTATTACATCTGGTATTGCTCTTTCCGATTCTATTCTGAAATCCCATGGTTTGCTCTGATCGGCTTTTGATTTCTGCATCGCGTCATTATAAATTGTGCGTACTTCATCAGTCATTTCGGGTTTTTTAATTATCGCGCTTGGCTTATCCGCGTTAACATCGAACCATCCCATCTCTGCACAACCCCCTTTTATAAGTTAAAGAGTGCCGATCAAATCGACACTCAGAAAATACCCTCTCACTTATAGTTGGCAGTTGGGTGACAAGTGGGTGACAAACCCTGAAACTTTTCTTTTGCCCTACGAATATTCGTCTTTACCGTGTTTCGAGATACGCCAAGCTCTGCCGCTACTTGCCGCTGACTCAGGCCATAACCTTCAGCTAGGATAAACACCTGTCGTTCTCGAACGCTTAGAGTCATCAATGCGTCAACCATCCGCTGCTTATCCTCATCGCTTACTGGCTCATGTTTCGGCTCTAAATCAAGGCATGGATATAAATCCATATCCGGTTCAAACGAGGTCAGCTGATACACGGATCGATTGCCCCAGTCTTTATGATTCCCTGGCTCTTTACCATTCCGCATCCAGGTTAAACTGTAGGACAGATTCGAGATCAGCTGGTTCACGGCTTCACGTTCAAACACATTCTCTATGCTGACCTTATCGTGATAGTTCTGCAGCTCGTGCATCGTCGTGCTATATTCATCGATCAGCTTGCCCACCCAGGGCATTTTGCTAATGGTCATCCTGCTGCCCCTTTCACGCGCTCAATCCTTGCCTTAAGCGATTCGATTAAATCATCCTGCGTACTCGTCTTATCCTGCAGCCGCGCAACCACGTCCTCGTCCATGCCGCCGGCAACGGTCAGCATGTGCATGATCACCTTCTCGGTTTGCCCTTGCCGGTGCAGCCGTTTGTTCGCCTGCTGGAAGAGTTCCAAGCCCCAAGGAAGTGAGAACCAAACCACATGATTGCCCCCATACTGCAGGTTCAGCCCATACGCTGCACTTGCCGGATGCGCTAGAAGAATATCAATCTTGTGATTATTCCAATCATCCTGATCCTGTTCAGTCTGTAGCTCTCTCACTCTTAGACCGCTCTTGGACAATGCTTTTAAGATTCGGGTCTTATCGTGTTTGAAATTATAAAAGACCAATGCAGGTTTGCCGTTCAGACCTTCGATCAACTCCGTAAAAGCATCAATCTTACAATTATGGATTTCGACAATATTTCGTTCACCGTCGTACACTGCACCATCGCATAACTGTAGGAGCTTATTCCCAAGTACGGCAGCGGATCCCGCATCAATTGTTGACTCGTCAACTTGCAGGATCATATCGCGTTCCAGCTTTTTATACGCCGTCTCTGCTTTCGGATCCAGGGCAACCGGAATCTGATCTGAGATGAGATCCGGCAGCTGCAAGTAATCTTCCGACTTCATACTCACACAGATGTCCCCAATCAAATTCTGTACAGCATTGTCGCCGCCGTCTTTTGGTTTGTAGCTGTAGATCTTATCTCGCCCGCGTTGATCCGGCTCAAAGTAGCGTTCACGAAATCCCGTGATTCGCTTGCCTAACCGTTCGCCTTGATCTAGGAGATAAACCTGCGCCCATAAATCCATCAATCCGTTCGGTGCCGGTGTACCAGTTAGCTCAACAATCCGCTTAATATGTGGCCGAACCATCTTCATCGCCTTGAAGCGTTTCGCCTGATGATTCTTAAAGCTTGATGACTCATCCAAGATCACCATGTCAAACGGCCAATTGTTCCGGTAGTATTCAACCAGCCAAGGAATGTTTTCACGGTTGATCACATAAATGTCTGCCGGCGTGTTCAGCGCTCGAATCCGCTTATTCTGCGATCCAAGGCAAGTGGAGAACCGAAGCAACTGCAGGTGATCCCACTGTGACGCTTCCTTTTGCCAGGTTGCTTGTGCTACTTTCTTCGGAGCCACAACCAGAACCTTGTTTATGGAGAATCGGTTATATTTCAAATCGTTGATCGCTGTTAACGTGATGACCGTTTTCCCAAG